GAAGCAAAGAAGAAATCCAATTAAAGCATCTAGCAAACAGAGAGAAACTATTACGTGAAGGCATTATCAGTCGTGAAGATTATGATAAAGCAGTTGCGTTGATGGAAGGCAAGTAGTCACAAAAAACCCCGGCACTATTTCTAATGTCGGGGTTTCTTTTCATAACTTATAGAGCGTTGACAGGTATACCGTGAATCTCTGCTCTCAGTTTCGTTATTACTTGCTTGGCTTACCGTTTACAAAATCGTAAAATCTTTCAGCCGCGTCTAGTATATGGTCTGTTGTTGGAATCTGAGGCATGCCAACTTTGCTGACAATCTCTCCTGATTCTGGATCACGTTTAGATGTAATCTCCCAACCATTCCACTTATTTGAATATTCAAACTCTGTAAATGATTTAGCCATTTCTAGAACTTGCGTTCTAATTTCGTATCCGTTTTTATTTGTATTGATTTTCGGCATTGCCGCTTTGAACATCTCAGCCATTTCCTGAGTTTGTTTCATGATGGCTTCGCCATACTTTGTTTCTACTGACATTTTTTTCTCCTTATGTGTGTCTGTGTATTGTTACTAATGTAACACTATTATTTATGTATGTCAATATGTTAAATTATCAAAAAAGAAGGGCCCGAAGGCCCTAATGTTACTTGTTCATCACATACATTGTGACTTCAAATCCGAATCTCATTTCGGAAAATGTAGGTTTAGTCCACATAGTGTTTCTCCTTGTTTGGTTAACAAAATGTAAACAGTTCATGGGAGAGACCGCATAACAAGTCCCATTTGAGTCTACAATACTATTTAAACACATAGTTTATAGAAAAGCAATAAGTAAAATCATTAATTTTAAAACCAAATCGCAATTATGGTAGTTTTTCTTTAGTGATCGGTTACCTAAATAAACATGCTGACGACAGTGATCAGCATTAAGAAGAAGGAGGTTCGAAATGGACATTCTAAATAAAGTAAAGACTTGGGCAGGTGCTCTAACAGAAGCAGGTATTAGTTTGCTTTCATTAGGCATTGTGCTTGAAGTTTTATTCAACGGACAGAACATTCCGTTCTGGCCAAACATCAACATAATCAGCAATATCCAAAACATTGTTGCAGGTTTCTCTGCACAAGGATTAGTTGGCTTAGTTGCTGTATGGGTTTTATATTCAATCTATAATAGAAAATAATATATAACTTTTTGAACAAAAGAGTTGTAGGGGAGTCATCTTGGCGGGCGACTTCCCTACACTTTTTAATTTATTTTCCTGAAACCCAATCGGATTCGTCTTGTGTGTAAGGCCACATTATAAAGCACCTCCCCAGAACATTCCATTAAGGATTAAGAATACTGATACAAATGACATCATGCCTACAAGAACAAGGCTACCTCTGATGTAATCTTTCATAGTAAGTTCGTTTGGATTATGCATGTGCTTTGCCCTTCCATGTTGCTACAGTTTTTCCTCTCATGTAATGATCACCTGGTTCATAATCTGACATAAGTTTTCTCTTTCTCTCTAGTCTTTTAATTGCTTCAAGTCTATGAGCAGAAAGTTTGGATCTTTCAATCATCAGTGTCTTTGCTGATTCATGATATCCTTGTCTTGACAGTTCGGCCGCCGCTCTGGCTAAACCTGCCTGTGCAAATAAATTTTTTGTTCTTTCCCAAAATAACATTTATAATCTCCTTTGTATGTGTGTATATGGTGTGTTAGTATTTGTATGTGTGGCTAACTCCAAATGGTCCAGCCTTGACCTCGCGCCTATCCAGTTGCCTGATCCTACGTTCCAAATCAGCGTGGTCAGTAGAGCGACTAAGATAATCTTCTTCCCAGTTAGTTGTTGTGAAAAGGTTTCTAATCCAATCGATGAATTGCATTATGCGACCTCCTTACGAACATATCTGGGTCCATTTATTTCAGTTATAGTTGGTGCTCTGCCATGATGGTCGAGCATAAATTGGTAAGCGTACTTCCAATCTTTCTTGTATTCAGTTTTGGCCCAAGTCAATAGATCGTTACGGTGACTGGCAGTCATACCGTTGTTCATCCAAGACATCAGACCACTTATTAAGTGTGTCATGTTTTTCTCCTAAGATGTATGGATGCTTGAGGAAAGCAATACCCCGGAACTTCCCCGGCGGTGCGTGTACCTTTGGTACCCGTCAATCGCTTGTTAAGGCAGAGTGATCCTGCCCAGTGTCTTTCCACTGTGTCTGTATGTGTCGAATAGTACAGCCTCACTGTCCTATTCACCTGTATTTATAATATACTAATATATCTGGCCTCAAAAAGCAACCTTTTTTCACGCATGGCTGTCATGCTAATTTTGCAACAGTGTGTCAATCTTAGGTTGACATATTAGAATATTAGCATGTTCTAAATAATTGTGGTTTTTTTGAAGTCAACATAACTATTAATATAGAAGTTGACATTATAATGATGTAGTGTTATACTTGCTATGTAGTATTGTTAATCAACAGCCAATTAATTGGCAGGAGGTAAAGACAATGCATATCATAAAAAAGCATTAATCAATATAAGGTATTTCATTGCCCCGGCTCTAATACTTGTCGCACTCGCAGGAGTAATGGCAGGTGGTGCTTGGACATGGACAGGTGTAGTCCTACTCGGTGTAGGTATTATACTTGACACATTGATCACATTTAAAACCACAGGTGCTGGTTTTGATGAGAACGGTGAACCTTATGGCATACCCTGGTTACAAAATATAGTAATGTATATGATGTTGCCAGTGTTCGTTGCACTACAACTTGCTCTAGCATATCAAATTTACAATGGTATGTACGGATATGAGTTGCTTGGTGCAGTTCTTTCCACAGGTATATTTGCAGGCATAGGCATAATATATGGACACGAACTGTCACACACCAAAGGCTTTAGTTTTGTAATAAGTCGTTGGATGATGGCGTTAAGTGGTTCAGCACACTTCTGTTATGCTCATGTATACAATCATCATTTGGAACTAGCAAGTGAAGATGATCCTGCAACAGCACCTAGAGGTCGTGATATCTATTCACACTATATTAAATCACACTTAGGCCAATCTAAGTTCTTGTTTGATATGGAGAAAGCACGTCTACGTAGACTAGATGAGCCTTTCTTGTCCTTTAAAAATAGATGGATACGTGGTTACATGATGAGCCTACCAACAATCTTCTTGTTCTTTTTAGCAGGTGGTTGGTTAGGTGTCGCTTGTATGGCTCTTGTTTGGGTTATATCAAACTTTGAACTAGAAGCACTTAACTATCTAGAACACTACGGACTGGTACGTGAAAAAGGAGAGCCAATAGATTATAGACATAGTTGGGATAATTCAACTCTGTTTACTAGTTGGTTCTTTATAGAGATTGGTCGCCAGGCTGATCATCATGACAGAGGAGAAACACACTTCTGGGAACTAGATGAAGTAGGTGCTCCTAACACAGGCATAGGATACTTTACACTCTTTGCGTTAGCATTGATACCTCCAGTGTTTAATCGCTTTATGAAAAAGCATTTAGACAACTGGGATAGAGAATATGCCACAGAAGCAGAAAGAGAAATAACAAAGCAGTTTGTTTAATCCTGCGGGGGAGTCGAAAGGCTCCCCTTTCTTTCCTTTGTGTATAAATAGAGAGAAGAAAGTTTACGCTCAGATTCCTGGGCAAATTTTTTTTGACTAACAAAAAGGAAAAAGAAATGACACAATTAATATCACCCGATAAATTTACAAAAACAGTTGGCCTTTTAAGGTCATTTTTTTTGGATAAAGGATTTTTAGAAGTCCACACACAAAACAGATTAAGCATACTTGCCGCATGTGAAGATCCATTCAATGTAGCAACATACAATTACGCAGGTCAAGTTTGGCCGTTGCCACAAACAGGCCAGATGTGGTTAGAACACGAATTATTAAGTAGCCCCTCTAGTAAGGGGTTTTTTTGTGTCTCCACTTCCTATAGACAAGAACCTAATGCAATACCAGGTAGACATGATATAATATTTCCAATGTTTGAATTTGAAATGCCAGGCGACATAGATGATTTGAAAAAGATGGAATATGAACTATGTGAATATTTGATGTTTCCTAAACCAGAAGAAAGAACTTATGCAGATTGGCAAAAGCATTATGGCCTTGCTGAAGACTACGAAATGACTGCTGAAGAAGAAACTAAAATGTTTGATGAGTTTGGAGCAACAATGATTACAGACTTTCCTGAAATGACATCACCATTTTGGAATATGAGTAGACATGAAAATGGTAGTACAAGTAAAAAGATAGATGTTATCCTAGGAGGCATGGAAACAATTGGATCAGCAGAACGCTCAACAGATGTAGAGCAAATGAGAGATACGTTCCATACAATTACAGATGGTGCATACAGCAAACTATTGTTTGACTTGTTTGGCAAAGAAAGAGTAGAAGCAGAACTAGAAAAGTTTTTAGAGTTTGATTTCTTTCCAAGAGTTGGCGGTGGTATTGGTATGACACGTATGATTGCCGCACTAGACAAAAACAAATAGTAATATTCTAGGGTGGTGAAATTGGTAAACACGCACGACTGTTCATCGTGTGGCGAAAGCCTTGGAGGTTCGAGTCCTTCCCCTAGAGCCAAAAAATGGTAAAAGGCAGTGTCATTAGACCTGTCTTTTTCCTTGACATACTATAAGTATGAGTATATATTAAGTATATATTTTTTAACAACATCCTACCAAGGAAGGGTCCGGTTTGAAGATGAAAATCATTACAGGAAATGCTAACACAGAGTTGGCAACCAAGATTGCAGAACATTGTTTTGCAACGCTAGTCCCTGCGAAAATTACAACATTTGCAGATGGAGAAACTAGTGTAGAGTTTTTAGAAAACATCAGAGGTGAAGATGTTTTTATTATCCAACCAACAAGCACACCTGTTAATGACAGTCTGATGGAACTAATGGTTATGATTGATGCGGCACGTAGATCAAGTGCAAGTAGAATTACAGCAGTCATTCCTTATTTTGGTTATGCAAGACAGGATCGTAAGAGTGCTTCACGTACTCCTATTACAGCAAAACTAGTAGCCAATCTTATTACAGTATCAGGTGCTGATAGGATTCTAACTATGGATTTACACGCAGGACAGATACAAGGGTTCTTTGATATTCCTGTAGATGATTTAACAAGTCGTGTAGTATTTGCAAAAGACATTAAGAAAACAATTGGCATCATTGATGATCCAGAAGTAGAACAAGCAGGTACAGTATTTGTAAGTCCAGATGCAGGCGGTGCAGTTCGTGCTAGAAAATTTGCAGACATGTTTCACGGCGATATTGCTATTGTTGATAAGATGCGTCCTGAAGCAGGCAAGTCAGAAGTAATGAACTTGATTGGAGATGTCAAAGGCAAACATGCAATTCTAGTAGATGATATTGTTGATAGTGGTGGAACACTTTGTAAGGCCGCAAAAGCAATTATGGACCAAGGTGCTTTAAGTGTTCGTGCATATATAACACATGGAGTATTAAGTGATGATGCATGTCAAAAGGTAGAAAAAAGTGTGCTTGATGAACTAGTTGTTACAGATAGTATTTCAGATCGTTGTCCTAAGAATTGTAAAAAGACAAGACAAGTAAGTGTTGCGAATTTGTTTGGTGAAGCAATCCGTAGAGTTACAAATGAAGAATCTGTCAGCAGTTTGTTTGTATAAATATCTTTGTAGGAAATAAGACCGCACTAATATAAAAACAATAGCGGCTACAGTTTTACAGTGTAAAACTCCCAATAACAATAATGAAACGTAAACATAAACCTGTTAGTAACAGTAGGATGATTGCTGATATAAAAAACAAGTTGAAGAAAACTTCTGATCCTATAGATAGAGAAGCACTACAACAAAGATTACATCATTTTATTTTGCAATCAAAAAAGACTAAACCTGAGTAGTTTCTAAACCGTCTTTATATTTTTTAAGATGTTTTACATATTCAACCATAGAATGATCTGAGAAACTATCAACTTTACCTTTTTTAAGTCCTCTCCATATTCCACGTATCTTGTCTTTGAACAGTTGCCATCCTGATGGAGTACGTACATTGCCCCAAGTGTTTAGGTAATGTTCACTTCCGTGATGTTTGTAACCCATAATAAACAAAGGAACACTAGTAACAATATCGTTGTTGTTTTTCCAACGATGATGTATAATATCTAAACTATCAACATATGTAGGCCAGCCTACTCTTGGGGAACCGAATGTATAAAGTTCTTTGGGATCAAGATTGTCTATATTGTGTTTGCAACGACTTGCCATAATAGTTGCCATTGCCGCACCTAAACTATGTCCACAAAACCATAGTGTTTTGCCTTTGTTTTGTGTTCTTGTAATATCTTCTTTGACCATAGGCCATAGTTCGTCTACTTCTGCTTTGAAGCCTCTGTGTACTCTGCTTATAGTTTCAGACTTAACAGGATATGCTTTTAAATCTGCTTTGATGTCGTTAAATTCTGTAGGCTCTGTACCTCTACAAGCAATTACAATATCATGCTTATTCATAAAGCGATATGATTGTGCTCCGTCTAAGTCGTAGTATTCTACAGTTGTGAATCCTAATTGTTTTGCTAGTTTGGTAGCATTTTTCTTGTCTAAATACGCAATCTGTGCTAATTCGGCAAATAAAAGACTACGCTCTTTAAAATTGTGTGTTACAATAGGCGTTGTTAGTTTAGTTGTATGTATGTCCATATTCTCGCTCCTCGTTTCGTTCCCTATGGTATTTACCGTACAACACCACTAAATAGTGTTAAGGAGTTATGCAATGAAACGTAGAACTAGAAGCCTATTAGAAGAACTTAATGATTTCGCTGTAACAAAGAAGACAGAGAACATTGTAGAGTCTAGAGCAAATCATGTGATTGAAAGTGCTATCAACATAGTTGAAATGATACGCACAAACTTTGAATCAGATACAGCACAGGATCTAGAGAAACGTTTTTATAACTCAATCAAGTCCGGCGATCCAGCGAAATTCATGCGTGGAATTAAAAAGATCAAAGCCAATGATAAAAGCGAATTAGACGATGTTAATTGAAGATATAATTAGGCTACAAGAAGCCGAGGGTAAGAACACACATATGGAACACGTTGAGGAAGAAGCACTCAACCGTGGTAAAGAAGGCGCCGAGTATGCAATTAATCAGATGATGTTATTTGCAGATATGCTCAAAGGACGTACAAATAAGAAATTAAGAGTATCAGTAAAATGGGACGGAGCACCTGCAATAGTATGTGGTGTTGATCCTGAAAGCGGAAAGTTCTTTGTAGGGACCAAAGGAGTTTTTAACGCTACCCCATTGCTAGGTACTAGTCATGAAGAAATAGATAGACTATATGGTAAGTCGGGTGCTTTACCAAAATTACATTTAGCATTTGATTACTTAGGCAAGTTAGGAATTACAGGCGTACTTCAAGGCGACTTTATGTTTGACGAAAGTACAAGGCGAGAAGAAGAAATAGACGGCGAGGCAATGTACACTTTCAAGCCACAACTTATCACCTACGCAGTGCCAGTGGACAGTGATATAGGCAAAAGAATTGGCAAGGCAAAGTTTGGAATTATATTTCACACAAACTACGAAGGAAATTCTTTAGCAGACGCTAAAGCAAACTATGACGTTGATGTAAACAAACTAAAACGCTCAAGTGATGTTTGGTTTGATGATGCATTTTTTAAAGATGTATCTGGTTCAGTGTTAATGACTAAAGAAGAAACAGCACAAGTGAAAAAAGATTTGGCAGATGCAATGGCCGCTTATAAAGCAGTGCCTAATGCAGTATGGGAAGCAATGAAAACTAACGATGATTTTATTGCTAATTTTAAAATATGGATCAACACAAATATTAGACAAGGTAAACTTGCAGGCGATCCAGGTGAATTCCTAAACGGTTTCATTGATTGGTATAGAGCAAGAATAGAAGGCGAAATTGCAAAACTTAAAAACCAAGATCCAGAAAAGCCAGCAGTAAAAAATAGACTGCAAAAAATTCAAAACAATATGAACTTTATTAATACAAATAGAAAAGGCTTATCAGGTATTATAATTTTTATGACAGAGATTACTAATCTTAAAAAAATGTTCATTACAAAATTAAACAACATAGAAAGTATAGCACACTTTTATAAAACAGCAGACGGCTATGAAGCAGGTTCTCCGGAAGGCTACGTGGCAATTGATCATGTAGGCGGAGCAGTGAAAATTGTAGATAGACTTGAATTTAGTCGACGCAACTTTACAACTCCGAAGGACTTTGGTTAATGTCTGAATTTAAATTTCTTGATTATATTACAGAAGGCAAAATGATTCGCAATTCAGATGGCGTCAGTAGAATGACGTTTACTGATGCCTCTGATCTAGTATTACTATATTTCCTTGCACTTCATGTAATGCGTCATTATCCAAGTAGACGTTATGTTACATCTTACAGTGAACAAGTTCTTAAATGGCAAAATTGGCACAACTTTAGACCAAGTGCAAATGACTTGCATTGTTTACTTAATATTGTAGATGGTGATGAACGTATTGTAGAAAAGTTAAAAGATCCTAAAGCGGCAATGCGTTTACGCAAACGTTCAGGCTTTCCAACACTTACAGCAAAAAGATTATTAAGAAGTTTCAAAGATGGTGCTCCTAGTATTGCTGATGCAGGAGATTTACTTAAGATTGACAGTGGATTACGCAACAGTAGATATAGTGGACTAAGAAGAAGAATAGCAAACTATTCAAAACTTACTCCTAATGAAAGACGTAAAGCAGTTACTGAATTAGAAAACGCACTTAAAGCACGTGGTAGAAATGCTGACATAATTGACTATTATATTTTGTTTGTCAAAGACTATGATTTAGAAAGCAGACAAGTTAAAGATACAGAGCCAAGAATAAGTGTTATGGATCCAATTCCAGCAGACACAAAAGATATACAGATGCTTAGATTATTAGGTGTACCTAATAAGGACTTGCCATTTGCATACAAAGTACTTAACATGACCTCTAGAGGGTTAGGTATTCCACCAAGATTTGCACAAGCATATGCACCAGTTATGCGTATTGTAAATGACATTATAAAAGCAGGTCCTGGTTATGTAAACTTGTTAAGGCAAGTACATAACAGAGCAAAAGTAGCAAAAAGATAAGCATATACATTATTTTTCCTACAATCCTATAAATAATAGCACGTAGTCCATTGAGAGTGGAAGACGCCATAAGAGCAATTTATTAACAAGGAGAAATAAAATGGCTTCAATTACAAGAGTAAATCCAACAGCAGTTGCTAGAGGAACTATGCAAGAACTTACTAAAGTACAAGTTTTCAAAATTGTACTTGCAGGTGGTAACGGTCTTGGCGCTATGGGTTCTGACGCGGCGGCCGCTAAAGTAACAGATGCATTAGGTGGAATGTCACACATTTTACAAACTAAAGCAGATGGTTCTGAAATCTACATGGTAGCAGACACACACGGTGTTGATATCAATTCAATTGCAAGAGCAGTTGGACAAGTATTAGACACAGGTACGTTGGCTGGTCTAACTGGTGGTGTACAAACATTATCAGATGGTGACACAGTAACAGTTACAGTAGTAACAGACCTAGAAGCAATCTAATTAATTAGATTACTTTTACAAGTATCAAAAGGGCGGCTTTGTGTCGCCCTTTTTTTATGGCTAGTGATGATAAATAAAAGTACGGATACCACAGAGTGTGGTAAACGCCATAAGAGAAAACTTTAAGGAGAAATAAAATGGCTACTATAACAAATAACGCGGCGGCAATCGCAGGCAACGGAATTGGTCCTAGAACTAGAATCATTAACCTTGCAAAAACTAACATGACACAAGCAGAACTAGATGCGGCATTAACTTTCATACAGGCAGGCGGAACTGCTGGAACTGATGATGCACATACAGTTGCAGGTGTTTCAGTACTAACTGAGTCAGGTGTGTTCACAAGTGGAACTACTGACAACGTACAAGTTGCAATCCAAGGTACAGGTGCTTTTACAGCAGATGCTAACTACGGAATTGGTACAACTGGCGTAACAAGTTCATTACTTGCAGACATGGCTATTGTTTTATAATTGAAACTATAACTAATATTAAGGGTGTCGTTTTTACGGCACCCTTTTTTTATGACCGGTAAATACGAGTATGAAGATACGTATCAAAACATTAGTTGATGTTACCCGAACTGACGTTAGACGCAGGGGGCAGGGTGACGAGCAAAAACTACTTCAGCAACAAAATTTCCAAACTTTACAACAAGTTATTAACTTGCGTAATTTGATTAACCTCAATGATGATCCATTTGTCTCAACTCGAGACGTTACAGGCGAATTTGGAACAAGTATTAAAGGTGAACACAAAGTTTGGACATATGAATTTGAAGTTGACCATGCCGATGCGTACACCGATGACAAAAGCGACCCCGTAGGCCTATTAAAGCAAGACCTTGAACAAGTTCCAGTATTAGGAGGGTTAACAGAAACTGTACCTAATCCTAAAATGTTTGTACTTAATAACAAAGGTAAATCCAATATTACCGTTGAAGTTGTATAAATATACTTGAAGGCACAATTTAGGCATATCATAATAACACGTTAAGGCTAACGAAAGAGTTTACTTATCAACCCTAAGAGTTAGGGTGTTTATGGAGAAATTGAATATGGCACGTGCCACAGACTTAGAGAGAGAAAATTTAGAAGCACACGTTGACTTATGTGAGCAACGTTATATCCATTTAGAAAAGCGTTTGGGTAATGTTGAAGAAAAGGTTCAACACATACACGACGACTTAGGTAAATCACACTCATCTCTCATTAAAGTTATTATAGGTACTTCAGGTACTATAATTGCAGGACTGTTATCTACAGTCGTTGTTATTCTCATTAATATGTCCTAAACTAAATACTAACATGTTGTTAGTAGAATTATTCACAGATCTCGCAGAGAAACAAATATGGGGCCGCAAAGGTAAAAGCCTAGTGCGTAAGTTCCGTTGTGTTGGCGGTAAGCGTCATGGACGTATTGTTGCTAAAGCACAGCAATGTTTTGCTCCACCAAATATCAAAGCCAAAATGAAGATGCGTATCACACGTAAGAAATTAGGTGCTAGAATGATGCGTAAAGCCAAACGTACAAAACGTACTAATCCGGCATCCAGAGCATTAAGGACTATGAACAGAAGATGAGACTTGTTGAACTAACAGAAGCAGGCGGTAAGTTTATCTTTGGACGTGGTGGTAAACCAGGCGGTTCACACAAAGGTAAAGTTACAAGAAAATTTAGATGCGTTAGTGGTCCACGCAAAGGACGTATTGTTGCTAAGATGTCTACTTGTCATGCACCAATTGACACACAAAAGAAAAAGACAATGACAGTAACACGTTCTAAAAAACCAAGCATGACAGCAAAGAAATCTATGTTTACTAAAAAAGGCTCAGGTATTAGTAGAGCAGTAATGAGTAAGAATAGAGCAAAAGCACCTACAAGGCCAGCACCGCGAAGGAAGAAGTAATGCGTATTGATGAAATAGATCAAAAGCACAAAGATTTTAAAAAAGTTATTTTAGACCATAACTTAACTGAAGAACAACTTGATGAGTTGGTTCCATTAGCCGCACTTGCTGGAACAGCCGCAAGAGTTGCAGGCGGAGCATTAGTAAGAGGCGCAGGTGCAGTAGGTAGAGGACTTGCAAGAGGTGCAAGATCATTAGGCAGAGGAATGAAAAAAGTTGGCGGTATGGCGGCTGTAGGTGGACAAGGTGGTTCAGGATCTAACAGTAGCAACGCTATAGGACAAGTTGGCAAAGCAATAGGCAACTTAGGTACAGACCTTGCTTCACAACAGCGTGGAACTGCAAGAAAAACAAACAACAATAATCAACAAAGTTTAAAAACAAATACTGCTCAAAAACTTTCGCAAAAAGGTAGTGGTAGCACAATTGGAACACAAAGTACTCAAGGTACACAAGGCACACAACAAACCAAACTAGCAAGAGGTCAAGAGTTTGCTATGCCTGTTACAGATCCAAACAAACCAAACCAAACAATGCAAGCCAAAATGAAAGTTAAAAATGTAAGCGGTAGTGAAGTTGAACTTACACCTTCAAAACGAACAAAAGGTCTACCAAAAACGGTTAAGTATAATAAAAAAGATCTTGCACTAAACTAAAATTCAAGTTATACTAATAGATATGAAGCCAGAAGTAAAGAAGTTAGTCAGCGCCTTTGCGGAAACTGCACAGTCAGTTAAACTCCGTTTAAAAAAGAGTGGCTTCGTATTGCCCGTTGCTCATAATGGCGGTATTAAATTCAAACACTGTTATATTAAGAAAGCACAGGATGGATGGTATAAGATAGTAAATTTACACAATCCAAAAATATGCTATTACAAAGGTATTGCTAGTCACAAGATTGCAGTAGCATTATCAATATATCTAGGATTAGATGTTGACTTTGATGAAAGAGAACTATTAGATGCAGATCACAAGTATTTGCACTATTACAACGAAATTCGCTTTTTAAAGCATGGTTTTAACGTTGCACAAGCAAAAGATGACGATGTTAAGATAGATTTATACAATGCTAGAATGTATGAATACATGCCTAAATACGAAAAAGCAAAGAACGAAGTTGCACTGCTTCTAGATAGAGCAGAAACTTTGCTGTTTGACACTAAATAACACTATAATAACGTTAGGGGATTACATACGATGAAAACGTCAGATTTTATGAACACAGTTACAGTTGAGTCTTTACAGAAAGACCTACGTAACAAATATGGAGTATCAGTTGATCTTGCAAAATACAGCAAAGAGCAACTAGAATCTTACAGTCACAAGATTCAAAATAAACTTAAAGAATTCGAACTAAAGCATAACTTTAATGAATCATTAAACAATGATGAATTTCAAAAAACTTTGCTGATCAGTAAAATTGTAGAGAGTGCAATTAATCAATACATTGATAATCCCCTTGAAAGTGTTGATGAAGAAGATCTAGGCGAAGACGTAATTGAAGTTGATGAGTCAGATGCAGATGTTGCACGTGATTTTACAGTAGAAAATCCAAATGATGACATTGATGATGATCCAGGCGCTGGTACAGATGTTGATCCTAATGCAGATAAAAATGTTTCACAAGATTCAAAAGTGTTAACAGCATTAAGAGCAGTAATGGACGACAAAGGAAAAGCAAATCTTGCTAGAATGGCAATAGAAAAAATCCTACAAGGTAAACCACTTAACAAACAACAAATTGATGGGTTCAGAGATGCAATGCAATCTATGATGGAACCATTCTTAAACATGCAAGGCGTTCAAAGATTAAAAGCAATGAAACGTGGCATGGGT